CGCATTCTTTCGGGTGCTTTGTTTGTAGGTTTACCAGTCGTTTGGCTGTAACCAAGTGGGTTGATGAGTATGTTGTAGGGAACTTTAGGCACGCTTACTGTAGAAGTAGCGGATTCGGCATATACATCAATTGAATAACTACCACTACTGTAAGGACTGCTTGTGAAATCAATACTGGTTAAACCGCTACGCCCACTGAGTTTGTCGACCAAAGCCTGTGCAGCAGTTGCACCTATGTTAACGGTAGATGATGCACTTGTACTGGCACTTATAGAAGGTGTGGTTGTAATTATGTCAAATGGCTCTACAGGCTCTTCAAATCTCCATAGACCAATGGTGTTGTCGCTCTTGACAGGTGCATATTGCTGATAACCGGAAGGTAATGCTCCTCTCGACCAATGAACTGCTTCAAGAGTGCCTCTAAAGTCACCACCTTTACCGCCTAAGTATATACTGTTCTGTTGATTGACAAGTTCATGCGGTTCATCCAGTGTCTGCGAAGCCGCCAAATCTCCGTTGATAAATAAATTGATAACCCTTCTATCAAACATTACTGTGACATTTAGCAACTCACGATGCCCAGCATTGAAAGCAGAAGGTTCATTGAGTTCAGCATCAGTGGCTAAGTAACTGTCCTGTAGAGTGTTGAAGGTAGGGTATACTATACCATCCCAATAAGCGAATCTACCGTTCACCTTTGTCACAGGCTTCGCTGTAGAAAGCGTGTAAATTGCATCTCTACCGTTGGCTGGGTTCTTTAGTCGAACTTCAAATCGAGCCGGAGCAGGACTACTTGGGCTACCTACCGACAGTCGCATAACATTTTCTTGCTCAAATATAACGCCCCCACTATCGGGTATAAACCAAGTCTCTAAAGTGAAATTGTTCATTACAGAAGGTAAGCCTCGTCGGTCTTCGTCACTGACTCCATGAATGTTTTTAGCGTTAACAGGGACAATTACACTGTCACTGATACCGTTGAATTGTAATCCAAATCCGGGGTCAATCAGTAAACTCATATCAAACACCTATGACTAAATCTGTCGCTACGAGCACCATGGTAAACGCGTAGTAGTTGTTGCCAGCATCATGTCGCACATGAAGTTTCTCCGGCATTATCCTAATACCACCATCGTTTCCATGTGGCGTGGTATCAAGAGTGACAAATATATCCGAAACAACATCCGCTAAAAACCCAAATATACTTTGTATTTCATCGGGAACTGTGGCATCTATTACCTTTTCAAAGAAACCGTTACTGTCTTTGTCGTTTGCTATGCCGCCTGTGTCCTCGTTGAGTATGAGAGTATTCATTAACTGAGAAGCCGCTCTTGTATTTTGAGTCGAGTCTTTTTCCGAAGAAGGTAGGCTTCCGAATGTCAAAAAGAAGTTTCTCGCTGTGGCAGTAACCCCCGAACTGGTGACAAGGCTATCATAAGGAATCTGCACACCTCGGAACATGTCGCCGTCCGTTGTAGCATTTGAAACAAGTCCTACCAAGTCTTGCACTTTATCTCCAGCAGACCTTGCAGCGTTAACATTAGACGAACTACCGAGTTGTATTATTTGAGGATTAAGTAAATGAGCGAACGCCGGACTGACTATAGAAGGATGCTCTTGGTCGGCATCAGCCCGATAAACTTGCTCTATCAGCATTATGTTTGACGCAGTAAACGATGTAAACGCATCGGTAAGTGAAAAACTATTGGTTGCATCAGTCATGGGCACATCGCTTACAGGAGCAGTTATTTTGAATGCACTCTCGAAAATCTGCGCCATAGCAGAAGCAGGTGACTGGTCTTCCGATTGCATAATGCCTTTGATAGGTACATTGACAATAGCATCCCAAAGAGAAGCATCGTTTAATCGAGCAGAACCTTGGTGTGGGTAACCTGCTGTGGTGCTACGACGATTAGTCTTAGCCTTATGAACCACAGTAACTGCGTCACTTCCCCCCAACAATGTATGAGTTTTGGTAGCGTCAAACTTGAACTTTATACCTATAGGAGCATAGCCGTTATGTATTTCCATATGTAAGTCATTATAACAATTCGCGCCTTTAGGGTTACGAGTAGGGTCTTCCAACCAATAAGAAGGAACTATTTTGATATAAGAGTCGTGTAAGAGAGACTCCATCGCATTGTTACTTTGGTTGATAGTAAGCACATCGCCAGCCAAAATACTGGCTTCGGTAACGCTCAAAAACTCAATAATATACTTAGGCTCGTCCCCAACAGAAACTGTATTGTCGTCCGATATAGCGATTACAAACCCTACTAATTCGTTTCTTCTGTTGAAGCACTTAGGCATAACACACAACTTGTCATTCGCTGATATACCCGCCGGTAAAGCACTGGCAAAAGTCACTTGCGTAGAAGACAATGCGCTGACCTCTCCCAAAAATACACCGCTTTCGTTGATAACTCTGTCACCTATGTTGAGGAGGACATTGACACTAAGCGCACCTGCATTTTGGGCTATGGATGCATCAGCACCAAGTGCAGTTAAACTGCTTTCAACAGTCAGTGCGCCTGTAGCACCTACGGAATGCGAACCTACAAACTCAAGGTCAGTCGGTATTTTAGTAACAATTGTCCTTGATTCGGACCATACTTTGATAAGTTCGGCTGGGTTTGTCACAGTAATGGTAGTAGTGCTACCTTGAGCAACCCCCGTTGCAGAAACAAAATTAGGGAATATACGCTTACCTTTTGACGATGACATGATGTCGTTTACCAACATACCGTCAATATCAGCAGGTATAAAGTCACTAAATGGTTTTGTAGGCATCATGCTTCCGAAGTTGATGAGTGTTTTCATAGGAGTAGAAGAAAAAGAGTTTTGACTGGTAGTTGACCCACTTCTATACTGCTGAGCGTTTACTCCATCATCGTCTATAATAACACCACTCATCTCTATGTTCATTCTTGGCGTGTTTGTATCTATAGCAAAACGCTTGAGATAGTTTCCGGGCGTGGGGAAAGCCGAGATATTGCGGTCTATCGACATGTCTATTGTTTGAACAACCAAATCCATCTGTATTTCATTTTGCAAACCTGCAAGTAAACGAATCGGTATTGCCATGTAATCCCCTCAAATTATTATATCTGCTGCAAAGAACCTAAGACTGAACTCGTAGGCTTTCATTTCAGCGTCTCTGTGTATAGCGATGTCCTGTACAAGTCCACTTATGCCGTTTTTAAGGTGACCTTCGTAACCGTGAGAAAACAACCTTGATGCGTGTTCGGTGTTTATACTGGACAACTTTTGCGCTGTCGTACCTTCTGTCGTAACGAAAAAATTACGCTGAGCAACATGGGTATCAAGTGCGTTTTTACCCTTTGTCACATGACTGAGATAAGGTATCTGTATACCTCTTATGTAATCACCGCTTGCGTCGGGAGGGTTAACTTGGTTTTTGATGAAGCCAGTTCCTATTTTGAAAGCAGTCGTTACAAAATTAAGGTCGGGATTACTGGCGTAGTTGTTACTGTTTGCAAGTATGCCGAGCAAATCCTGTGCTTTGTCTCCTCCGCTTTTGATAGGTCGACCGCTTTTACTACCAGCGGTGCCGCTCTTTCCTCCGGAAAAACCTTGAGTGACTGGCATTTGCCCGACACCCAGTGTCGTGTTAATTACACCCGTTAATTGACCGAGAGAAGTAGCATACTGCTGCGTAATAACCAATCGACAATTGTGACCGTCATATGATTCTTCTATATCAACCGAGAAAACTTTGTCCATGGTCTTATTACCGAACGCATCTACCTCTCTACCCACATCCATGTAAGAAGCAGTGATTGCCTTTGACATAAGGTAGGTTAAGTATTCGTCAGTTCTTGTCAGCCCCCCTCCTGTGTCACGAGGATAGGTATCTTCGTATGTCGGAAAAGTTGGACCTACTGCCGCTTCCGGATTAGCGAACTCGTCAAAAGTATCAGCGTTTTGAATAGGAATTACAATCACAGGACTACCCGTTCTGCCTAATAAATTACCGTTTCCATAATCTACAGGTACTATATGCACTGTGTCGTTGTCCAGTATTGTTCCCGGAGTATCAAGTCTTATTGTCATTTGCGAAGCATTTACAGTGAGAACAGTTGCAAACAATAAATCGGTTTCGTTTGAGTTGCCCACATACCTACTACCTCTCTTAAACACCACTCTTGTACTTCTCTTGCTTTCTGTAGGCTCAAACCATTCATGAGGTGCGCCGCCAGTGACTGTAAGTGTCGTACCCGAAACGACATTAGTAACGGTCATTCCTGTTTCTCTTAACTGATTTAAGAAGCCATAGGGCTCTTTTTTACTCGCAACCATAGAGTCATCAAAGACCACTCTTACATGTTCGACAGAGTGAGCATAACGACCTACTCCTGCGTATTCGTGTTTGTAATCAAGGCTTATCCCGTATTTGAGAGAAAGGTAACCTTCAACTTGCTCTCTGTTTTTATCACTTAAAACCGAGTTGTAAATGAGGACTTCGCATATTTCACCTTGAAAAAAGTCAGTTGATAAAGAGCCTATTTTCAAATTGACAGAAGTGTTGGGGACATAATCTACGCCGGAAGTTTGCTGGGCTTCTTGTTTACCATTGACAAAAAGAGTCGCAGTGTCGGATTGCGAATCTGCATTTGTATCATCCATAGTGTAAGTGAGTATTTGCGCACCTGTGTTAATCACTGTGTTCGCAGGAGAAGTAATCGAATCTGCCGAGCCACCCTCTCTCCAAAGAGCAGAAGCGTCTTTGTTTGTTAAGTCCTTTAGTAAAGCGTAACCACGAGCGTCTCCTCCACCAGTGCTACCTTGTTTACAACTCAGTATTGGGTTATCTCCCGATGTAGCAGTAGAGCGAGCAACGGTAAAAATGGTAAACTCTTCTGTGTTTAGGAAAACATCATTTCCAACCTCCATTTCATCGTCTACGCCATCAAAGTTTAGACCCGCAGGGCCTACGCCGCTGTTTGTAAAAGTAGGTCGCTTAGTTCCAGCGGATGTAGCGTTCCTACCATTACCGCTACTGTCTACCCAAGTGTCAACAGTTTCGTTGGTACTCTTATCTGTTATAGAGTCCGCTTTGAGCCAAAGTTGTAATCCTGTTTTGACAGGATTATCCAACGACTGACCTGCGTCCGTCCAATACGCTATCGGTAAATCAATGTATTTTTTAGACCAGTATTGTAAAATCCGGTTACCAAGGTCGGCGGGTGACATAGGTTCGCCTCCAAAAGAACCACCTATGCCTCCGGAGAAGCCGCCTGTGTTGACAGCCGTTCCTCCTATACCAGTAGTAGCATTAGTAGAGGTATTACCGGCAGGGCCCATTTGATTGAACATTGACGCTACCGGTCCGGAATTATTACCACCACCGCTGTTAATCGGCTGTCCCCAAGAAACAATCTGCTGGGGTTGAAAAAAGTCAAGCGTAGCAACAGCCTTTGAACTCGCCGTCTGCCCAGTATCATCGGTTAATACGCCTTGAATCTCGACCATCACGGTTGCTTGGTTAAGGTCTATGCCCATTCTTTTTGCATCAAAAAGAGGTATGCCGAAGTTACTCTGTATTCTTTCAACTACAATGTCAATACTGGTCGCATCAAGGGGGATAGTTTCACCGTTCTCTTGTACGAGACGAACAGGCATCCTTTCTCCTTGGTCGACCATTATCAACCGCTCCTGTTAAATCCACTCTGCGTAAGCGAACCGCCCATTTTACTTCTCAATTCCTTTGTCACCATAGTGCTAATTTCTTTAGCGAGTTTCTGCTTGTCGCTTTTATCAGTCACCCCGCTGACATCTATTTTTAGATTGATGGTGATATTGCTCTGCGAACCTCCACCTGCTCCACCTGTCATCTGTGCTTGCGAAGTAGGTTCAGTCATCATCTGCTGAAACGGCTGAGACTTCTCCATGTTTTTGAGAGAAGCCGTTAAGTCTGTACTGTTCACCTTCGTCATCTCCATTGACTTGCTGAACTTGTCCATCTGCTGTTGCAAGGCTTTCATGTTTTCACCTGCTTCTTTGCTGTATTTTTTGAACTTCTCCATGGCTTCTACTGAGCGTGGGTCGATGTCGCCGTCAATCATATTTAGTCCTCCATTGGGGGCACTCGGTCATAGCCTAAGTAAACTGCGTCTTTTGGCATGTCTTCTTCTCCTTGCATAGCCTGTGCCCAGTAAAGAAGTTGCTTAGCATCGTTCACTGACAAGTCTCTCACATCCTTGATATTCATATTGTAGTGTGTCATTAGAAGGTATTCCATCCCTTCTCGTTGGTAGCGAAGTCGCTCATTAACAGGTCGTCCGTGGATAAACTGTTTGATGTTCCCGACTTCGCCTCCCGAAAAACCAACCAGTCCATGATTTGAGTTGGTTGCGGTAAAAGCGAAGCAAGTTGCTGACCTTCTTCGGGATTGAGGTCTTCTATGTCTATAGAAGGTGCGTAGTGAAGCCAGTTACTGAATGCGTAACGCCAGTAGTTGGAGAAGTTCATATCGCCATTTGCGAACAACGGTGCTATAGCCTGTACATCAAAAAATGTCAACCGTTTTGGTGTGACTTGTACAGGTTTGCCGTTTATGTTAATTTCATTCTTCTTCTGTTTCTCCAACATACTTACTCACTTTTTGATTTGAGTCCGTCGATTCCTCAAGGGACTCTGCCGTTTGCGTATGAGCGAATGGATTATCACTGGCCCGTCCTGCTTCCGGATTAAAGAGGTTGTCTCCACCCTCTTCTTCTTCTTCTTCGATTACTACATAGGGTCGGTCATAAACACAGTATGGGTTCAAATTGACTTTGTTCCGCATTGACATATGACTCCCCCTAACAATGATACACCGTGTCCTCACTTATGACCTTTACATTTTGAGGTTTGATTTTCATAGTAGTGAAAAGAAGTCCTTTGTCGTCGGGCATAGGTATTGGTAACTCTGTAATGAAGTAATCATCAATGATGACGCGAAGACTTGGCTTTGTTCCGCTGTCACCTGCAACCACAGGCTTAGTGAAATGGAGCATGATAGTTCCTCCTGTTGAGCCAACAGTACCACCTCTCTCTACATGACTTCTTAATTCATGAAATAGACTTTGATTTTCAAGTGCTATGACTATCTCCATCTCAAACTCTTCACGCCCTTCTCGGACTACACTGGCATTCCTTGTTCCACCGTAGGGTATTTGCTTGAGACTGATGTTGTTTGAAGCATCTACTACTTCCGCTACAGGGTTGCTTTGAATAGTGTGAAACATCTCTACTCCTGTTTTACCTCTTAGTTCAAAGGCACTGATGAAGGCTAAGTTTTGGTCGAATGCTGACACAGTTCCGTTGTAGAACATAAAAGGTTTCTCCGAGCCTGTTGCTATGCCGCTGGCTTTTCTACCTGTCTTTGTACTGGCAGTATTTTGAAACATTCTATGAGCGGTGTATCGGTCACCTTTGTTGCTCGCTTCAAGGCGACCAGTGTCTGTATAGCAGGCCAATGCGTTGAATACACACCTGTATTTTAATTCGGCATCTACCGTAGACGACATTTCCCATTCAACAACTTTACATCCTTTGAACACTCTTGTCAATTGCTTACTGTCGTTCGCTGAATCGGGCGCAGTTGTTGATTCACCAGTAGCGTTGTAAGAGCCCACATCTCGCGTGCGGACACTGTGCTCAAGGCTAAAACTCGGAATGGTTTCGGCGGAAAAAAGTAAACGACGAACAGGATTCGTTATTGTCCTCGTTGAGTTTACATTTGGACTTCCGCTTGACGCTGTATCACTATACTGTCTTAACTCAAGAGTATCACTGGTCGTATGAGGGAACTGCCAGCCATCATCTACATAAAGTCGAAAAACACTACTGCCCAGTCCTTCGATGGCTGATATTCTACGGCACTCACTTGATTCAGCCCATTCAAAGTGGTGAGCATCGCTACCTAAATTAGAACTTGACTCGGACGGCCAGTATTTGTCAGTAGCCAATTCGGGAGTTTTGTAAGTAGTTGTAGGGACACGAGTAGTGTCTTTAAGCAAAATGTAATCCCCTACAGCAGCGTCAGTGCTTGAACCAAAGCGAACACTTGCGCTTTCACTACTCGTCACATCAAGGTAACCCTGTCCGGGTGAAACATCCGCTAAAATGACAGGAACTGGACTTGAATTATGGTCTCTATCACCGCACTGGTCTTTACTGACAACTTCTCTACCGAGGCTGTAATACAACCAGTTGGCGTTATGCATAGGCATTTCAAGCGAACCGCCCATATGATGCACCTTACCTGTTTGTTGCACTGCAACTTGTCGACCAAGGCCAACAACATGATAACTATGCAAATCGACTTTGGTGTCGGGTAAAGTCATGAAACTGGCTAAACCAACGAACTGGTCGATAAGACTGACTTCTTTTGAGGATGCAGCAGCGACATTCATCGCTGAGTTTGTATCGCCTTGTATAGTTGGTAACCCAGTTCCGTGAAGGAATATAGCGTCACCTGTTCCGCTGTCCAAAGAAGTAGTAGTAAGCGCAGGTACTATTTTGATATGAGTAGCAGCGTCACCGTCAGCATTGGTTTCTAAAGTATGGTCGACAATGGTGTATATTCTGCTCTTAAGACTTGAAGGGTAAAATGGTGAAAAGTAATTTGCTCCCGATGTTATGCCGTGAAATGTCAACTTTTGCCCTATGAGCATACCAAGAGGAACTTTGAGAATAGGCTTAGTCTGTTCAAATATACTGGTGTTACCAATAGAAGTCGTGTCTCTAAACTGAATGGTGGTAAAATCACGAGCGGAGTCAGTAGTGATTGCTCTCCAAGTTCTCGGCTGACCGTGTTCAATGACAACACTTGTCTCGTGACCCATAGTGACCTCCGAGACATCTCCCTTGTAATGCGCACCGAAACCACTCAAGGTATCAACTCCGCAAGTATAACGACCTCAACTTGAAAGGTGTGCCTAAACAACTTCTTTGTTCGGTCACTCAAGTCAGTTCTTACTTTGAGAATCATGCGGTCAAAGTTTGCACCGTCTCCTTTTCGATTAACATGTATGATTCTACGCATCTCGTTTTCCATTTTTCTCAAACGACTACGCCCTCTTGATGTGCGCATGTCAACGGTAATGTTGACTCTCGTCGTTACAAAGTTGTAAAGCAATTCGGGAACTTCTTCATTAAGAGCAGTCTCGTAACAAAGAACATAGTCATGTCGTTGTAAGTCAAGTCTCTTACCTCTTTCCGGCCCTTCGGAGGCTATATCAATTACAACAGGCTTGATGTTGTCTGTATTTGCTCTGTTCCAACCGACACCAGTTCCTGTATCAAAGTCAGCCTTGAGAATATCAATGACTGTTTCAAGAGGCTCTTTCCAATCAGCCGTCATGCAAAGACCACCACTTCCTTGTAGCGAGCGAGAATCTCCATAGCCTCTCTACGCCATAACTGTGCCTTTGAGCCGAGGTCAATGTTTTGTCCACCTTCGGGAATAAGCACTGAGCGGTCGTCAGCCATCAGCAGTTCGCTTGCTACAAGTTTCGTAGCGGCTTCTTCAATTGCCTTCTCAAGGTAACGCTCACCATAAATGTATGAGCACTTAATGGCATTCCATTCAAAGAAAGGGTATGAGTTGTTAAAGTAAATAATACCCATCTCGGAGTCAAGCCACCAGTCACGCAGTCGTGCACTGTCACCACTACTTGAGCCGCCTTGAAGGTCTATAACAAAAGAGTGCTGAGTAACTGTCCCGGTAGACGGTAGACTGCCTCCGCTGACAATTGTACAAGTTATGAACTTGGTATCGGTTTTACTTTCATACCTAAACACCTTCGTTCCGTCAGTAGCGACTCCCGACTTGGTGAAATTAGCAGTAGAGTTTACGGTTATATCCCAGTTACCGTCCGTGACTGCGACACTTGCGACAGTAGCAGTCGCCAATGTAGTTTGGTCGATAGTGATGTCGCTACTGTCAGTGACGATGGAGCATTCTTCTCCTGCTTTGACAGAGCGCATTGAGGTCACCTTGACAACACCGGTTCCGTAGTCGGAGTTGGCTGATGCAAGGAACTCGTTATGGACTGCTACATTGGATGTAGAGCCTTCAAGCGTAAACGCAGGAGAGAACTCTACAGCCGCTTTGCTGACTCTATCTTCTTTGTTGATAAGGTCAGCCAAGTTTTGAGCAGTTGAATTAGCATCAATCTCTCCACGCCACTTTGTTGTTCCTTCACCAGCCTCAAGCGTAGCGACTTTACCATGCCCAGTAGAGATGTAGATTTTCTTACCTGTAAGCGAGGCCACATTGTCGAACTCGATTCTCGCCTCCGCTCCACCAATCTCTCGGTAGTCGTCACCTTGCCATAGTTCGATTCTCAGTATTTGCTGAACATTACGGAAAAGCAAAGGTGCTGTCCCGACATAATCTGTATAGTATCGTCGACGGTAAGGCTTGTATGTATCGAAGTTAATGTATTCCGCTGAGACGAGATAAGGTCTCCAAGCGTTATGCGTATAATTGTCGATGCGGTCTTGTATACGGCGTATGTGGTCGTTGACAATGTTCTTTGTCACACCTCTGCGCTTACCGTTGGTAAATATAGTGAGGTTCTGTATCTCTGTGTTTGCGGCAGTCGTATAGTTACCATGTGTATTACTTGCAGGGAGTTTGACATACTTTGTCCCGCTGACATCTGCTACTACAGGCGTGCCGATGGTAAACTCAGTGCCGAGTGGGTCTATGTCGCTGTAAACAAGTATAGTGTCACCACTCTCAAAGCCATGTTCTCGCAGGTCTGTCCCTGTGATGTAGAAGCCATCGGAGGTTGCATTTGCCGCACCAAGGACAGGTTCACCTGCCGCAATGCCAAGAAGTTGAGCCACCTTGTCACCAGTCGTATACACGACAGCAGTGGGGTCAAGAGGTCGAGTTTCGGGCTCACCGGGACTGAATACTGTTGGCATGACCTCTCCTCCTATTCATCCCATGAGGGGTCTTCGTGATAACCCTATTGCTCTTTCTTACCGAGATTGAAGTCAACTGGCTTCTTACATGTCCTGCATGTATCGACCCAGCAAAAGTATAGCATACCGCAGTGCTTACAGCGTGTGCCCGAACCAATGTTCAGCACATCACCAGCGTTCTTATTGCGGTTTCTTTGCTTGACAGTAACACCCGATAGAGGTTTATTCTCGTTGGTTCTTACCGAAGCACCGTATGATTCGTTGAGGCGAATGCCACGCTTCTGTAAACGCTCGATGTCATCGAGTCCGAGGCTACCGAATGATTCCATACTTACTCACCTCAAACTGTGTAGGTAAGTAAGAAGTAATGATTGCCAAGAGAAGTGAATGGTTCAATGCTGATTAAAGCCGTGGTATTCGCTGCTGCAACTCCAAGAGCACCTGTGCCACCTGTGGCTCGGATGTCTGCTTGAATAAGAGCAGTAGCGTTTCCATTACTCATTTCTTGAGGACTGTAAGGGCCGATGACTCGACTACCATATCCACTGAGAACTGCCAAGGTCAATCACCTCAAGAGCGACGACCGATTGCCATAAAAGTCCCAGCCTTTACGGTAAAGCCGGCTTGAGCGGGAGTGATTGTAATTGTCGTGTCTGCAAAGGTTGCTATATCAATTATTTTCAAGACAACTGCATCTGTTTCGTCGGGGTTTGACCCGTCTTCCACGGATGAGTCGTGAGGACCCGATGGGTTGACGATTATTGCATCAATGCTTGATAATCTGTCTGCCAATGCAATTGTTACTGCACCTGCACCATCTCCAGCAGTATAACTGCCTGTGACAATCATTCGGTCACCAAAAACGGTTGGTCGGGGGTCAATTGTTGTTACTGTATTCGCCATTATTCTTCATCTCCTGTTGTTGATTGTTCTACCTTTACCGGCTCTTCGACTGGTTCGGGCTCTGCTACTGGCTCATCGACCATAGGCTTTAGAGTTTCCTCGGCCATTGCCAATAGTTTCGCCTTTGTAGTGTAACCACTGTATTCAACACCTCGCTCGGTCAACCAAGCACTAATGTCTTTCTTTGTCCAGCCCGAATCCGGAATGCCGTCGTTTTCTGCATCTACTGTGACTGCCGCTTGTTCGTCGCCTTCAACAAGGAATGCTGTTGGATTGGAGCAAACTGCTACCCGGTGCGTGTTCAGCCATTCTTGACTGACTTCGACGGGTTCTTTGCGAATCCAAGAGTCCTTGATGTCCGGCCTCTTTCGATAGACGGTAGGTCCCAAGTATGTTACTGTAGGCAAGGTTATTCACCTCATGCACCGAGCAATAGGACTGTGACTTGGCAAACTTGGTTTGCGCTTTCCGATTCCAAAATAAGACAAGGCAATGCTCCACCTGTTGCGAGAGGCGCAGTATCATCGTTTGCACCTACTTTACCTGTGTTCGTCATTGTTGCTGTAACATCCTTTGCGGAGGTTGCCGAAGCGAGTCCGACTATTCCAAGAATCTTTGAAGCACCAGCCGAGAACAATAGAGGCTCTACGGTTGCTGCTTGAACGATATTCACCGTAAAAGTAACCATTCGTAGACCGCCAACAGCATTACCGTCAGCGTTACTTGCGTTGAAACCAGTAAGACTGCCGGGGTAAGAGCCGCCGGAGTTACCGTCCAACCAGCCTGTTTCCTTAACTGGAGTTCCTTGTCTCATGTCAATGTCAGCGAGAATATCAACGAGTGTGAAGTCGCTGTCTGCTACCTTGATACTAAGTCCTTTTTCTGTAGTTGTTGTTGTTGCTACCATAATTTTTCATCTCCTATAATTTTATTTTTTTATCCTCACTTAAGGTCACGGATTGAACCTTGACCTCCAAAGAATGTTGTCCAAACTTCACCCATTGTTCGGTAAAGTCCCTCTTGTCCGAGGCGGTTGACAGCGAACGGGTCGCCGGTTTCAATTCCGCTCTCAAAGTATTGAGTTGGTTTTGCAGTAGAGAAGTATGTGTAGTCGGTGTCGAGCATGTAGATTCTGCTGATACCGTCGCTTGACATCTCCTTGGTCGGGATGATAGGAACACCGTTGTATGTTGCAACGATGAAACCAGCCTCAACACCGGGAACGCCCTTAACACCGTTGAAGGTAGGGACGACTCTCTTTTCTTCCATGAATCGCTGTTGCGATTGTAGAAGTTGTTGAATGCGCATCAAGGTATCGTACCCGGTAAGCATAACTTTCGGGTTACCTCCTCTTTCCCAAAGGAGACGGAAGGTCTCATCCAAATGGTCGAGCGAAAGCGTTCTGTTAGCAGAGCCACTGTCAGCAGAGTCTTCTGCGAAAGCCCATGTGTTTGCACTGCGGTCGATGGAGTAAATGTCTTCATCGCCTGCATCGTAGTGAGTTCCGGCAGTCATGCTGTTGTTACCAGTAGTGATTCGGTCAAGAGACTCGATGTCGTTTCCTGCAACGGTTGTAACATCAGTAGTGAGCATGTCGTTGATGTGCTCTGCGTGATGCTTACCCATTTCTTCCTTCAAGACTGAGCGAATGTCGCCAAGTCCATCGTCCTTGTCATTCAAAAAGATAGCAACTTCGGACATATCGAACGAGTGTGCGATTGTCTTTGGCTTTGCGGCCACATTTTGAAAGGTAGGCTTGGTGGTGTCCGGAAGAGTTCCGTTTTCTGCGATACCGCCGCCAACTGACTTAGAAGGCTTTGCGGTGACGACACGCCATCCACTGCGGTCCCAAGGCTTCTTAGGTAGAATACTGAATGCGTTGAACTCTTGGTTCAATTGAGACCAAACTTTGCGACCGTAAATTGCTTGGTAAGTACCAGCAGTGGTGCTGAGCATTGGTGCATCTGCTTTCAAAAGTTCGCTACCACTGTAGGAGTAGCCCATTGAAGAGCCAGCACCGTAGTAGTATCGTTCCATATCGTTAATTGTTGTCATGTAATTTCTTGCCATAATTTTCATCTCCTATGTTTTTTTTGCTTATTGTTGCCAAACGCTCCCTGCGAGGCGGTGAACATCGTCCCAATCCATGTTACCAAGGTCTTGGGTTGAAGGGATTTCAACAGTTGAAACCGACTTGCGGAGTGCTGTTCCTGTAGAAGCACCGTTACCAATGCTTTCAATGCGGTTACTGAGGTCGCTCAGTGCTTTCTCAATGTTTGCAAGCGGGGTTCGTGCATCAAAGTTGGCAGCGGCTCGGTGCTCTGCTTCTGCGGTCATTTCTTTTGATAGTCGGTCTGCAAATACAGAGCCGAGGTTGGACTTGAATTGTTCTTCAAGGCTTGCTGCCTTGTAGACTTCGTAAGCGGCCTCAAGGTCGGATGCACTGACTGCTTCCGGAGAAAGGTAGCCTTTTGCGACTGCCTTTCCGCTACCACTGTTGAGTTTACCGATTGCTCCAGTTGACGGGTTTCCGCCTTCTTGAGCACGACCTTTGACTTGACCGGCGAAGTAATCTGCACCATCTCCGATTTGTTCCGGAGTTGAGCCGAGGTTTGCTTTGCTGATGTCATCGAAGTGAGTGCGTGCACCTGCAATGTCAACACCTTGAGACTTCAAGGTATGTTCCATCCAGTTCAAATAATCAGTAGTGATTACATCGCTGTATTCACTCTTTGCATACATTCCTTCTTTCTTGTCTTCATCAGCCATGTCTTTCGCCTCGTCTTTTTTGTCTTCGTCTTCTTTAGGCTTTTTGTCTTCGCCTTCTTCTTTCTTGTCTTGCATGAAAGGAGGCAAGTCGCCTTTTTCCATAGAGTCAAGTCGTCCGTTCAATCTGTCAAGCACTGTTGAGAGTTCTCCCAATACATTATCGTCGTTCATATTTGTGTCCTCCTTCAATATACGGAATGTCGCCTCCGGGTTAATACCTTTCTCGCAAATGGTAACCTCGTGCAGTTCCAGTTTGGAGATTTCAGTGTAGTCGCCGTGGCTACTGTCACTCTTGCGCATTCTCTTGAATGCTTGTCCTCCAATACTGAAACCTCTAAGGGCTCCTTTGCGAATCTCATTGGCTACTTCACGAGCCTTTTCGATGTCATCTCGAAGTCGAATGACAACAAACATACCTGCGTCGTCAACTCCGGATTTCCAAACACGGCCATCGTTGTCCGTGTAGTTGTTAATGACTTCTCCAACTTGTATGTTGGAGTGTGCAAGTTGCACATTACGGAAACCGTCTGCTTTCATGAATCCATCAAAAGCATCTCTCAGTGCACCTCGTGTAATGAGGTCACCTTGCTTGTCAACCATTTCAACTGACGCATAGCCAGCGATAACAAGGTCGTTGTCCGACTTAACAATGCTGATGTTCCCACTGTGCTGGACAGGGGATGTTCGCAGGGTAAGAGCGGAAGCCATTGACCTTTACACAACGGTCATACTATTTAATCAAGTACGGAAAACGGCCTTCTCCGAATCGACCTCTAATACACCTTCTCGCACAGGCACAGTAATGCGTTTTTTAGGTTTACTTTCGTCGTTTTCCGGTTCAATATAGGAGTCTTCTCCGGGCCTTTTTCTGTTGTCAAAGTCCGGCATAGTCTTCTCATCGTGTAGATTTGTCGGGCCTGTAGGAGATTCTATAGGAGTGGCGTAATCGAAACCTAAGCCCTTAGCACCAGCATTCGCAGCACCAACTGCACCTATACTGCTCTTGAGGAACTTGTCAATAAACTGTAAACCCTTGACAAGAACTTTTTTCTTTTCATTTTCTTTCCACCAATCGGAGCCTTGAACTTTCTTAGGCTCAACCAAAGGCTCGGCTTCGCCCTGTGTTTCATTGACTTCTTCTTTTTCAGTAATTTGTAAGTCTGCTTTGAGGAGGGCACCCGCTACAGGAGACCAATAAGAACGCTGACTTTCAGCAAGGCGAATGACATAGTTACTTTTGGCTAAAGGAGAATGAACCATCCAGTGTTGTCCGGACTGAGTGCACTTGTAAAGCACATCACCTTGCGGCATAGATACACGGATGCCCGACTTCGCTCTTTGGACTTCACATAGCCACTGCACATCATTTGACTTGGCAAGCATACCAAGTGTTTCTCTACTGACAAGTCCTTCGCCTTCTGCTTCTTCGATGATTTTAGAGGCTGTCAATGTGAAGACGCTATCTCCGTCAGCGGATTCAACTTCACTTACATTAGCGGCATTGACCTTTACATGGTCTCCCTCGTTGAACTTCTCCGGACTGTTGAACACTACGCCTACATCCATGTAGGTTTCACCTTGAGACTCTACTGCTCTGTCACCTATTCTCTCATCTCTTGTAATAGGACCAGTTCCGAGCCTGTAAGTGTAAGGGTTACTGCCTCTTCTTTCAAGCACTCTTAAAACAACATCGTTACCGGGTTTGAGAAGAACCCACTTAGGATGGCGCAATTCGCCAGCCATGTAAACAGACTTTGCATCTCTAAGAAGGAGGTCTTCGTACTCTTCGTTTAGATTCTCAACTATACCTTTCAGTCCTTCGTCATCAGTCAATCTCGTATCGCTGGCACTGGGGACATGTATGTTCTCAACGCCCTCCATACCTCCTCGTACTATTTTGATTCTGTCGGAAAGAACGACACTGTGGACTTCTTTCTCAGCAAACTCTATCACATCGAAAATGTAGTAACCGTCTTCTAATTTGATAACATCAGCGTGAAAGTCCTCGTCTGTTACTTGCTTGAAGTTCTTCTCGTCTTCATCACTAAGCGTAAATGAAGAAGTTACTTCGTCATCCTCTTTCTTGACAAAGCCTCTTTCGCCCTCCGGCATATGAGATACTATCCAATCTCCGCTGAATCCTCTTAACTCTTTGAGGTCGTCAATTTCAAAAATGCGATGCATTGGTTGAAGGAGGGGAACTTTCGGCCCCAACTCCTTACGGATTATATCCGGATTGGTAAGGTTGGCTAAGTTGTCATGTGATTTACCAACCGAGGTCTTTTCGGTATTGCGAACAAGACCGATTGAGTTTGGCTTGAACTGTGGACCCATTCTATCAATCCTATTGAGCCTCTCTCTATTACTTTGGTGTTCGGGTCGAAAGCGCATGTCCATCCATGATTGGGGCAAACTCAAAGCATGCCAAAACTTACCCAACGGCTGAATAAGCCTTGTCTTGTTCTTTTGAGGGTCAGCAGGCGTGATATTGACATTACCATTTCTTGATATTTTGTATGTGAAGTTGGGGCTGAACTCACCTCCAAACTCATGTCGGAAACCAGTTGAGTTGTAAACACTGTGAACAGAATGAGCATCCGGACCGAACTGGTCGACAGGCACACCTGTTATCCCATGCACTTTTTGCGACACTTGTTGAGGCGGTTCAACATTTGGTAAGTCTGTCATTATCGAATTAAGTTTCTGCATAACATTCCAGTAATCATTTTCAGCCTTATGCATACTACCACCAGTGCTTTTTGATGGCCTTGTTTCATGTATGGTCTCCCCGTTCTTGTCTGTCTTTCGCTGTCGACGAGGGTCGCTGTTGTAAGCAAGGTGGTGATGAATACCAAGTTGAGAGTTTCTTTCTTTTGCCGAAGTGTGACCTATGTTGTTGTAAAGACCGTTAATCGTTTTCAAGAAGTCAGTATCTCTCGCTCCTTTTCTTAACTTAAGAGACGCAAGAGCCTTGTCTATATCGAGGTCGGGATGAAGTTGCTCAACATACTGCTTCATTGTCATGACAGACGGAGAGTATGTGGGGTCTTGTAGGAGTTGAGGTATAATGTGATTCTCAATATAATCCAAAGCGGTTTTTCTATGATACTCGTTATTCGGGTCAAGTCCAAGACTTTCGATAAATCCATCTCTGTCTTGCAAAGCCTGTATACCCGCTTTGTTTGAATGTCCTGCCAAAGCATGCTTTACACCTGTGCCAATGTCAACTTGACCTTGATGCCCGTCTTCTGTATACTGGTGACTGGCCTTTGTATGTATACCGTGTTTCTTATGAGGAACTGTGTTGAGATAATCATTTGCCATCATAGCGAACATTCTCATGTTTGCTTCGGCAGTTTCATGGTCGAGGTCGGGATTAAAAATATGATTGTAAAGTGCAGGGTCTTCTTGAAT